CCGTAATGACCTAAGCTACCTCTTCTAATGGCTTCTTTGATTGTTTCGGGCGAAGTTTTAGGAAATTCCTCTAAAATATCTGAAAGGATTAATTCCATTTCCTTTGCTGATTCTAAAGTTTTAGTATTTCGAAGAAAAGCTGTTGTTACTGATTTTAAAAGACCCATTTGGTGACGGTCTTTATTTAGTTGTAAACCTTTTAAATTATTTTCCATTATTCATTAGTTTTAAATTTAGCTATTATGTATGGCGAACATTATGTCTGTCATGTTTTGTTTTTTAGATTGTTTAAATTGGTTGGCAAATACGTTCCAATACATTAATTTTTCTTTATTTAATCTTCTAAGTTTTAGTATTGTTTGGAAGTTCTTTCTCCAAAACTCATCTTCTCTGGTTAGCTTTGTTAATCTATACACTTGTTCAGGCGTGTGTCCGTCTTTTGTTATTAAAAGTTTTAAGCATTTAAGCCAATCATGTTTTGCAGATTTATTTTTAGGTAAGTCTTCTTCATTAAATAAAGGTTCAATACCTTCATACAAATTATAAACTTCATCAGAAAAAGGAAGAATAGTAGCTTTTAGAGGTTCTTTTTTATTTGTATTACTCTTTGGGTGTTTAAATGTATTACTATGTTCCTTATTTCTCGACTCGTTAATCGAATTATCGACAGGGTAGTCGGAATCTCGAAGGGGTCTGTCGGAATCTCGACAGCTTTCTTCTTTTATAATCTCATGAATAAATTCGTGATTTATTCGAATAACCCTTTTTTTATTGTAGCCATCATTATCAATATATTTTATAATGATGAACTTTTTATCTGAAAGTTTCTGAATTATTTCTGAACATCTATTTTTAGATAGGTTTGAAAAGTTTGAAAAGTGATTATTATTAGCAAAACAACCATCTATATTATTTAGACTATTTATTTCAGCAAAAAATGCTTTCTCAGTTAAATTAAGTTCTTTTGAAAGCCATATCTCTTTAGGGATCCATATTCCTTTAAATTCTCTATTATTTATCATTATTATTTATCATTATTATTTTAATTTGACACTCCCACCATTAAAATAGGTGGGAGTGTCACCCTACGCACAGCCTAACGGCTCACGTTGACGAGTATTAGCTATTGCCCTAGCTAAAATATTTTAATGTAAAAACCCCTAAAAATCAAATAGGGTCGAAGCTATCTTCATTCTAAGGGTTTTACCTTTTTTAACTGCTTACTATATATCGACCTAAGCTTTAGATGCGAAGGTGGAACTCGAATCCACATCCGAAAGTTTATGAGACTTTCCATCAGCCATTGATTGTACCTCGCTCTGCAAATATACAATTCTTTTTGTGTATTCCAAATTACAACGCAAAAATTAATTAATTTTTATTTTCTTCAAGAAGTATTGCGCATTGAAAAACTTTAGTATCTTTGTCGGATAGAAACAAATAACAATGTTTAAAAACAATAGTAAGACAACAGAAAAGAAATGCGGTATAATCGTCGTCCCTATTTTATCTATATGCTGCAAAAAAGGGACGACGATAACCAATACTACAAATGATATAAAATGTTATAAGTGCAATGATTGTGGTAAATTAACAGGCATTGAAGATGAATTTGGTAAAAGGCTTAATTAATATTACTTGCTTCAGCGGAGATAGTTTTAAAAGGAATAACAATATGTAAACACTTTGGGGAAAGATTTTAGGAATGAAATTAGCAAGAAATCACATTTATCGCTTTAGCGTGGGTGTGATGAATTGCGTTAATATTTGTAAATATAAATTAGTTTTGTACAGAATTTTGTTTCTAGTTAAGAAAGTGGTATATTTGCCTTATGTTTAGAGCATATAAATTCAGACTATCTCCCAACGAGGCGCAACAAGAGCTTATTAATAAGCACATTGGTAGTGTAAGGTTGGTGTATAATTTAGCTCTAGCCACAAAAACAAACGCATACACTTCTCATAAGGTAAATCTTTCAAGGTATGATTTACAAAAGCAATTAAAAGATTTGAAAGAAGATTGCTTATGGCTAAAAGAAATTAATAGTCAATCTTTACAGTATTCGTTACTTAATTTAGATATTGCATATCGCAGCTTTTTCAAAGGCAATGGCTTCCCTAAATTCAAATCTAAACATAAAGGTTCACAATCTTTTTCTGTACCGCAATCAGTAAATGTAGATAATGATAGATTAATCATACCTAAATTTGGCAAAAGTGGTATAAAAATTAATGTTCATAGAGAGATTGAAGGAACTATAAAAAGTGCGACAATAAGTAGAACTCCAACAGGAAAATACTTTGCTTCTATCCTTGTAGATACTAATATTGAACTACCAAGTAAAGTTAAAATAAAAGAAGAAACTACAATAGGTTTAGATTTGGGGATTAAAGATTTTGCCATTACATCTAATGGAGAAGTGTTTGATAACCCAAAGCATTTACGCAACTCTATGGGGAGATTAAAAGTTTTGCAACATAGAGCATCAAAGAAACAAAAAGGTAGTGCTAATCGAAAAAAAGCAAATCTAAAGGTAGCACTATTGCATGAATCAATTACTAACCAAAGAAAAGATTTTCAACATAAACTTTCAAGTAAGCTAATAAGCGAAAACCAAACTATTGCCCTTGAAACATTGAAAATCTCTAACATGGTTAAAAATCACAAACTTGCACAATCAATAAATGATGTTAGTTGGTATTCTTTTACAGAAATGTTAGAATACAAAGCTGATTGGTATGGTAAAAACATTATTCGTGTTGGAACTTTTTTCCCATCATCGAAAATGTGTTCTTCTTGTGGTTATATTAACAAAGAATTAAAATTGTCTGATAGAAAATGGAGTTGTCCTAAGTGTTCAAAGGAACATGACCGAGATATAAATGCTGCCATAAATATCAAGCAATTTGCATTAAAACATTCAGGGAAGGAATTTCCCGTTGAGCCTGTGGAGTTGCTGACGTTAGTCGGGGCTATGAAGCAGGAAGCCCAACCCATCGGCTCTGCCGTGGGTGGGTAGTTCACTTAAAAATACGCAAAAGTACCGTGAACACTTACCAAACATCCGATGGAGAAAGGATAAAAAAATCGGTCATAGACGGTCGAATTAGGAAGGCTAAAGAACAAAAGCTAACCGATATGAAGGATGAGCATGGCTACGTATTCTGCGAAAACTGCTGCATGTCTAGTGATATATTAGATTGTTCGCACGACATACCAGTTAAAGAGTGCCAGGAAGAGGGGAAGTCTGAATTAGCTTGGGATGTAAAAAATATAACGATAAGATGTAGGCAGTGCCATAGAAGGCATGACAAGACCTACTAAGACAATTGCTCTTGTTTGAGTAGTTTTTAGTTGTTGCGAAGGGGCGGGTATTAGTTCACCCGCCCTTTTTTTGTGTACATTTGTTTCGAATTAAAATGAATTAAAAAAAGAAAATGGGTAAACTTGAAATTAGATTATTAGCGGACAGGGTTCTTGTGAGAGTAGAAGACCAAGGCGAATTAGTAACAAACAGTGGTATAATTATACCAGATTCCGCAACAGAAGAAGCCGCACTTGAGGGCACTATACTAAGTGTTTCTACGAGAATAGAGAAGTGCGAAGTGGAGGAGGACAAAGTATATGTAGGCGAAAAAATACTTTTCAGTAAGTACGCCGGGAGCGATCTACGCTACGGTGGGGATGATTACAAAATTATGCGCATTACGGACGTATTCGGAGCGGTAGATGATGAATAATAAAAACACTTTTATCGAAATAATGAGTGAGAGCCGCTCTGCGGAGACCACCACTATTTCTGCCAAACTTCCTGTCAAAGGGGGTAGAAGCTCTGTCTCAGAAGAGAGCAGCACGATAGAAAGCTTTATAGATGGTATGTATTCATCTAAGCCTGATTTCAGCTTGAAATTACTGGATGCCTTGGAGACTTTAGGAACTTACCATCCCGACCTTTCTCACGCTGTTTCCAACATTAAAGAATTAGGACATACAGATTACAAAGTAACTTTTGATGGCGACATATCGGACGATATGCAGAGCAAAATGAAGAAACGAATTAAAATGAAATCTAAAGATACTAATTCGTGGTACTCATTTACAGGCGGTTTGGGAGTTTTGATAAACGATTTATTAGGCCAATTGGCTTTGATGGGCGCATTATCTGCTGAGATTATCCCTGAAGACGACTTGAGCGGAGTTAAGAAGGTTACAAAAGTAGCACCTAAAAATATACGTTTCAGTTACAGCAAAGAATTAGACACTTACGAGCCTTACCAAAAGATAGACACAATCGGTACGAAGTACGATGGTGGGCTGGTAAAACTCAACACGGTTACTTATAAGTACTTGGCTATCAGCAGGATAGGGGATAAGCCTTATGCACTGCCTCCATTTTTAGCGGCCTTGGAGAACATAGCGATAGGCAGGGACATGCAGGAGAACTTCAAGTATGTAGTTAAAAAATTAGGCACTTTAGGATTTTTAGAAGTATTGGTTAATGCTCCTAAGCCTAAGCCTAATGAAGGCGATACGGCTTACTACAGTAGAACTAAGGACTATTTAGACAGAGTTATCCCAGAAATTGAAAAGGGTCTGTCTAAAGGATACGTAGCAGGTTTCAAAGATATGCACGAATTTAAAATGCACACCGCTACCACAGATGCCAAAGGAAGTTCTGAATTAAATGATATGAATGACCATAAGGTTATGTCAGGGTTGAAGCAAGACCCTTTAATGTTTGGGCGCAGTTTTAATACCTCAGAAACTTTGGGCAGGGTAATTCTAGCAAAGATGTCAAGACAGATTGTAAATTACCAGAAGGAAGTAGCTAGTTTTTTAGAGAGCTTATTCTTAATGGATCTGCAACTTGCAGGCTTTCCAATTGAGTACTTAACTGTGGAGTTTGACCCACCTATGATAGGTGACAGCGTTAAGCGTGAGCAGGCAACGAATATTAAACTTAGAAATTTAGACAGCTTACTTAGGAAAGGAATTATAAGCATAGAAACTTATGCAACTGAGGCTGGGTATGAAGAAGTAGCAGATCCAGAAAAACACATGCAAGGTGGTTTTCCCAATCAATCTGATGATGATGATGACGATGACGATGGACCATCTGGAACCGACCCTGATAAAGACCCTACCGATGTACAAAGCTCTATAAAAAAATTAGAATTTGGTTTGACCAAAGGTTTAGATGAATTCCCTTATATAAGTAGAGACCATCCAAAGGAAGCTTTAGAATTTTCAAAAGAAGACCCAAAAACAGTTAATGAATTTGTTTCCGCATACTTCGATTCCACTAACAGGGTATATGGCGAAGCATCGAGGAAAGCTTCAAAGCAAATATCTGAGGCACTCGCCAAATTAGGTAAAGGTGCAACAGAAGTGGAGATTATAGACACGGTTATTTATACGCTATATAACAATTGGGATAACAACTTTAAAAAACCCCAGAAAAAAGTAGTGCGTAATTTTGTGGCTTCTGCATACAAAGAATTTAGAAGCGATAAAAGTATCTTTGGAGCAGCCGCTTCGGAAGCCCCTAAATTCAGCTTCAATGCCATTGATAGAAGAGCAATAGACTATTACAAGCGTTCAGATTCTATGTACCTAGGCAAATTCATAACAGATAAAAGCACAAAGAGCAAGATAACCGCATTCATAAAAGAACAGCACTTAACTAGGAAATTGCCGATAGGGGACAACAAAGAAGGTATTAACGCATTCCAAAAGGAATTTAAGAAGGTTCTAGGGATGCAAGATTGGAAGGTTAGGCAGATAGTGGACACCACCGTCAACAATATGCGCAACACGGCTGCTATTAATTATATGGACCAGGCAAATGTGAAGAACTTTGAGATAATAGGCGTGAGTGACCGCTTGCAGTGCGGCTACTGCGCAGAAATGCAGGGCAAGAAGTTCTCTGTTCAAACCTCTATCGAAAAGATACGCCAACAAACTAATTCCGACCCTAACTACGTTTCTGTAGATAATCCTTTTCTGACGGCTAAATACAAAAGCCCCGAAGACTTAAAAGGGGTTGAGGCCAGTACTCTACAGTCGCAAGACATAGATCGACCTCCATATCATCCGTACTGTCGTGACCACGTGATTGCAGTGCTGTGAACTACCCATCCACACTTCGTGATGAATGGGCTTCGGGAGGTCACTGCCCTCTATAAAATAAAAATGAATACATTTGTAAGATGAAGAAGAGATACAGTTCCAAGTTAAATTTCAGCAAAGAAGATTTTAAAGCCTCTGTTAACATTGGTGCAAGTGGTATCAATATGCCTTACGATAAAGAAGGCGGTTACGGGTTTGAAACTAAAAGCTTCGGTTCTATATTCGGCTCGATTAACAGCTCTAAGTTTTATGAGGGGGTTAATAACCAAAATATTATACCTAAAGAAGAAGACTTTATTGACGTGCCATTTAGATTAATTTCTTCTACTATTGTAGGTGCAGGAACTTGGAAGGCTACCGATTTTGGTAAGAATGAGTCAGTATTAAAGGGGTCAATGCCTTTATTAGAAGGTAAACCTCTGTATAAAGATCACGAAACCGATTTAGATAACTGGGTGGGGGTTGTAAAGGCAGTTAAATGGACAGGCAGCGTAACTAAGAAAGGCGTTAAAATACCTTCAGGTATTGATGGGATTGTTTCTATAGATGCTAAAACCAATCCTAAAGTAGCTAGAGGCGTATTACTCGGAAGTATATTTTCCAATTCAGTTACAGTTGATTTCGATTGGGAAATGAGCCACGACTATAGCAGCGAAGGTGAGTTTAACAACGCCATTGGAACTTTAGGCGGTGATGGTACGACTGTGCGTAGAGTTGTTACTAAGATTAATGACTATTATGAAAGCTCCCTGGTTTGGCTAGGTGCCGACCCATTCGCTAAAGCAATTAACGAAGAAGGCGATTTAATACACATTGACCATAGTGCTGTAGCTAACTACGCAAAAAATAAGTTCGGGTTTAAAAGCAGTCTTTCCTACGGTAAAGAGGCAAATGAGAACACGGATAGGTACGAAAAACAAAAAAAATTCGTAATCGGCTTTGGGATTGACGAGAATGTTGTACCTTTGTCAAGAAAGGAAGAAATAAAAAAATCTGATATGAATAAATTAGCAGCAACTCTCATAGCCGTTTTAGGCAGCTCTTTAAATCTAACTAAAAATTCAACCGACAAAGAAGCATTACAAGCTTTGGAAAATTTCGATGTGGGTTCACTTAAAACAGAAAAAGATGAGAGTGATTTAGCTATTTTGGTGGCTTTGAAAAAACAAGCCTTAGAAAATTTAGGTAAAGAAGAAGTAGATTTCGAGAATTTCGATAAAGACTACGAGTTTGCTAACAAGGCAGAACTTAAGAAGTTGAGAAAATCTAAAAAAGATTTTGCAAAAAAATTACAGGATAGTGAGGATGAAATCGAGAGCCTGGAATCCAATATTTCTGAATTAGAGCCTATGTCTAAAGTAGGCAAGAAATTCAGCAAACAGAAAAAAGACGAAGCAATTAGATTATACAAGTTGACAGTGGGTGTGGACAAAGCTGAGGCTTCTGTCGTGTCTCTATTTGATAAAGCCACTACTGATGAAGTTGAAGGACTTTTAAAGCAATACACCAAAACAGCTACAGGCAAGTTTACAGGTAAATGCAAGGATTGTGGTTCAGGTGAATTTACTTTTCAATCCACATACGTCGACAAAGATGGTGAGGATGGAGAGGCAATCGCAGGGATTACTACAGACGACTTGAGAAGCGAATACGACAAACCACGAATGAAAATTAATTAAGATATGAATACATTAGGAACTACAAGACAAACGACAGCAAAGAAGGAAGAAAGCTGGTCTATAAACCACGGTTACACAAGCAGCGTAGCTGTTATGAAAGGTGTTATTGTAAAGTTAAACGCAAGTACTGGAGAGGTCGAACCTGTTACAGGTGTTATTGATATACCATTTGGTGTTGTTACGGTAGGATGTAATGATTCAGATGGCGGCCCCGTTACAGTTACCACACAATTTGTGGGTATCTATTTCGGTATTGCCGACGGTGCCGTAGCATTGGGCGATGAAGTACAAGCTTCGGGCGTAGATAACGCTTCCCCATCTGATACTGGGTACACAAAATATAAAAAAGCAGTAGTAGGTGGCAACAAAGTCACTGCAATCGCTTTGGAAGACGTCAACACTACCGAAATGGGGTGGTTTGGAGTATTGAGAGTATTCTACAATACGAACGAAGCGTAACAGCAAGAAAAAAAGAAGCAACACAAAGAAAATATAGTAATATGAGCCAAGAAAGATTCGATAAGAACGCAAAGAAAGTAAAAGAGACTTTAACTAAGACAGAAGGTAAAGTACCTTCTGGAGACACTAAAGGAAGTGGACTTTTGTCCGCCTCTGATATTAAGTCGAATATACTTCTCGACATGAAATCAGCTGTACGGCAAGTGGATGCCTTGAGAAAAGGCGACCAGTCCGATAGAGCTGTTGACTTAAGTATTGAACAGTTCATAAAATCTAAGTATGGTTTTGGAAACTTAGATAGTTTCTACCAAACTTTAGGTATTAATCCAAGCTTCCATACTATGGAGAACTTGGCAAGTATGCCTGATTTTGAAGAAGGCTACCGATGGTTACGACCTGAGATAGTTCGAGAAGCTGTTCGTTTAGGTTTGCGAAGAAATCCTATATATCCCGATTTGATTGCATCAGAAGAAACCGTTACTCAGAAAAAAGTAACTATGCCTTCTGTTAATATGTCAGATGCGATTCCAGAAATTATCCACGAAACTGAGACCATACCGGTAGGCAGTGTTTCATTTGGTGAGAAGGATGTGAAGTTGCAGAAAATGGGCACGGGACTAAAAATTTCCGACGAGGTACAAGAATACGTTTCTTTAAATATTTTGTCTTTGTATTTACAGGATGCAGGCGTTAAGCTTGGTCTTGGATTAGACACAATGGCAGTAGATGTTTTACTTAATGGGGATGGTTCTCCTAACTCTGGCGCACCAGTTGTGGGAGTAGCAAGTTCCACCACTGGTATTGCGTATAGAGATATGCTTAAGCTTTGGATCAGAATGGGCTTGTTAGGCAGAACGCCAACAGCACTTATCTCGAATGAGGCGGTTGCGTTGGATGTTCTTACAATGGACGAATTCTCAAAATGGAGTCCTAATTTAGGTAATTCCAAGCAGAATTTGAATTTAAGAACGCCAATTCCACAGAATCAAGATTATTTGATTCACGGTGCAATGCCTGCTGTGGCCAAATTAGGGTTCATTGATAAGACATCAGCAATGATTAAGCTTAATGCTTCTGCCCTTACAACTGAAAGCGAGAGAATCGCAGAACGTCAAATGAATGGTACGTATGTTACCATCACGACGGGATTTGCTAAGTTATTTAGAGACGCATTTATTGTTATGAATGGAGGTGCTGAAACAGCATACCCATCGTACCTCGATGTATTCAATGCACAGAATGTTAAAATAGATTAGCCACTAAAAAGAGAAAATTATGAATGATATAACATTAAAATTAGTAGACACAGGTTCTATATTTCACGACATATCACAAGGTCGGACTGTCACAGGTTCGGACGAAGTTAAGTTCAGAAGAACCGACAAGGTTAAGAAAGCTTTAAAAAATGGCGTTGTTGTCGAAGTGAAAGCAAAGTCTAACAAGGTTACTGCCCCTGAGGATTTAGGTGACAATGGTAGCGAAAACTACTCGGATTTAAAGAAAGCCGAACTGCAAAGCTTACTCGACGAGAGAGGTTTAACTTATAATGAAAAAGCAACCAATTCAGAATTAGTATCTATATTGGAAAATAATTAATAATTGATTCTTTTTTTTTAATTTGTTTTGAGAGCCTGCATAATTTGTAGGCTCTTTTTTTATTACTATTATGGCACAACCCGTACATGAATCAGTCGATTTAACCGTTTACAAAATGGTTAAGAATAGGCTTCCTTTTCTGGAAGACACTACAAACAATGAAGAGCTTGTTTCCAATTTTACTTTGGAGGTTATGCACGAGCTTGGGGCTTGCTTTGGAGTGGAGCCAGAAGACATAGGGGACGAGGCTAAATACACAGTTTTACAGAAATCTATTATTGCAGACATTGTAAGCGTTTACATTTTGATTATCCAAATGGTTGCCAATGCAGGCGGTGTATCTAGCAGCAGTGAAACTGTTACTCCGGGCGATAAAAAAGTACTAACAAGTGCGACCGCTGGTTCTGTTTCAGTTGAGTGGTCTCAGTTTAACAGCAAGTCAGGGGCTTCTTTAAATATGTCGGGTGGAGACTTGTTAATGAAATACAAAAAAAGTGCTATCAGAAAGGCTAGAACTTTAGGTTGTTTAATAGATATTTGCGATGATTGTTCTATTGCGGTAGAAATAATGATGGGGTACAGTGCAGCCCCTTTTATAGTAGTTGCTGGGGGTGGCTGCGGATGTAAAGATATACCAGAAAGAGGGTAAGATATGAGTTTATTATCAGCAGCAGATAAGTTAGAAATTAGAGATGCCATAAGAAGCGTCACAGATACCTTTGCCATAACTCCGATAACCTATTACATTGGTGGAGACAGCATCGACCGATGGCAGGAAGGACGTGGGGACAAGTACTACTTTTCCATTGAACTAGATGCCTTGCAAGAAAACGAGGATGAACCAGTCGACGAATCGACGGAAGGTAGCGAAAATCTAAAAGAAATAACAGTAACTTTCAATTTAGATTATTTGCAGGAAAAGGGATTGATAAACGCAGAGTTCCAGGCAGCATTCGATCCTACAAAAGATTATTTCAAATCGAAAGGTAAGATGTACAAAGTTTATGAGGTTAAGTATGATGGCCCGCTAAGCAAGAAGGACGTTCTTGTTATTGTTAAAGGCAGGCTAAGGAACTTCTCTAATATTAGGTTCAACAGTTTGCCTCTACCAGAAAACTTTAAGCCGTGAAAGGAGCTAGAAAAATAGGCGATTGGGATAAAGTTGGGCGTATTACCCACGACTTGGCTAAGGATATGGAGGATGCTAGGGAGGAGTCCCTTAAAAAGTGGGGCTTGAAAGCAGAAGGTACCGCTAAGAAACACATGGGTACTCAAGATTTAGGTTGGACTTCGTTAAAGCCAGCTACAATATCAGCTAAAGTTAGGAAAGGTTATTCCGAAAATATATTGATTGCCACTTCCGATTACTTCCAAGCTATCACAAGTTGGGTAGGTAAAGGTACGGCTTATGTAGGGGTTACTAAGCACGCAACAGACAGTGACGGAACTAAGATAGCAGATATAGCCGCAGTTCATGAGTTCGGTAGTAAGGGAGCAGGTATACCTAAACGCCCTTTATGGAAACCTACTTTTAAGGAGACTGTAAAGTGGTTCAATAAGAGTAGTTCCACTCCGGCTAAAATATTCATGCGAAAAGTAAAGCTAAAATGGTAGAGGTAATTACATTAGAAGAAATTGATAGGACTTTGTATGAGTGCATACGTTTGAAGTTGGTAGAAGAGGGGCACCTTCCTGATGTTACTAATATGAGTACACCTGATGAATATGTTTCCTACAAGCAGTCCATATTAGATGCAGGCGATCAAGTGATCGAAGTTTTTGGAGTTTCGGCGACTGAGTCAAAAGATAACAAATCATCGTGTAAAATTATGATAAGTAGGGATAATTTAAATATTGGCTCTTTAGGCGGTGCGCCTGCTATTCAATTCAATAAGACAAGCCCCACTACTTGGGATAAAGTTACACTACCAAGAAATAGCTTCGATATTTCTTACGGTTTCCGTATTATGTCTAATAATGCTAAATACGAGAGGATAATGAGTAATATTATTATGGATGTTTTTGGAGGCGGTATATACAAAAAAATTGTGTATGATTACAATAAGACAGGTAGCAAAGCAATAAATATTGTTTTCAATGGTGATAATAACGTTACGGCTACCACCCTACTTGAGCGTGTGTTTAGATATTCAGTTACCGGTGTTTGGTTAGGTGGCATGCAAACATTAAGAAAAGATGTTGTGCCTCTTAGCAGCATTGAATTCAATTTAACACTCAAAAGCGAATACTACAATGAAGGCGAAATTCAAACTGACTGATTATGGACAGAAATAAAATTATAGGCGGCACGGATATAAAGATAAAGTTCAGGATTAAAGACAAGGACGCTGTTGAAATTAACTTGAACAATGTCGAAGTTATCATAGAATTGTGTAACCCTCCTGCGAGTACGGAGTGGGTTAAAACCCCTAGTGCGGACCAAAAGCAAATACATATTACAAACGCCGCTATGGGTGAGTGTTATATCATTGTTGATAGAGACTGGACAGAAGCGCAAGCTGGTAAGTTTTTTGATATGTCATTGACCGTTATATTCGATACAGGCAGCGAATTTAAAAACAGCGAACAATACCGTAAACTTATATGGGAAAATTATCTGAAAATACAGCAGGATTGCTGAGGCAATTTCAAAGGTCGTTGATTAATCTTTAATTTATTCTTACCTTTGTTTCTAATTAAAATATAGCGTTATGCAACCAACAGGTAGAGCGAGAGTAGAAGGTAAAATAGTAGATTTATCTTCCATAGTTAATACAGCATCTTCTGGAATCATTGCCCTCATGGGCGCAACGGAACGTGGCGAAGTCGGTAAAAGCCGGGTTGTGGGCTCTGTGGATGAATTTAAAGCCAATTTTGGTGACTTACTAGAAGACAGCGATTTCCCTTTATACTGCATCAGAGTTTTAGAGCGTGGTGGTGTGATTAGAGTTGCAAGGGCTGGGCATTATACCGATGCGGAAGACCTTGCAACACTCGTAGGTGCTAAATCTACAATAAGCGTAGCCACTACACCTAATATTATTGATGTCGAAGCTGCAAGCATCGGAAGCTGGGGTGATGATATTACAGTAAAAGTTTTAGACGCTGCAAGTGGGGATGCTAACAAAAGAGATATTAAAGTTAGTTTGGCAGGCAG